CAGACCGGAAAGCCTGCCAGCTTCAATCTTTTACCTAAGCCTGGGAGTGCGCGGTCGTCAAGAGCAATTGCCCTGGGGGCAAACTTGTGATGCAATTCGACTAGCGCATTGAATAGCGTTGTTTCATTCGGGTTGACAAATGTTCTAACAAGCTCGGTGTGATGTTCCTCGCCAACCTGATTAGCAAAAGCAATTGTGGCGTGTTCCCAATTCTTGCTGATGTCAACTGCAAACACTCCGCCGGTCTGCGGGATAGAAAGCCTGTCACCTGCCTTGCGGAAGGTGTCCGAAGGTATCCAGCTCGCAGCAGTTCCGCTGATGAACTGATTGAGTCGGTAGCGCCTGGCTTCGTGTTCGGGAATTGTCTTTAGATCTGATAGCACATTCTCTAGGGGTAGTCTGCCCGCGCTGATTGAAGGGTTAGCAGCCCGAAGTGCATCGGGGTCATCAACCTTTGCGTGTTGCTGTGCTTCCCAGCAGAAGAAGCCGAAGCGCTCTAGCTCAGCATCGTTGGCGGAAGCTGCTTGCCCGGTCTTGTATAGCTCCAGCAGGGTTTCGCTTGATTGGTCACCGGCAGTTGTAATCCCGATAACAATCCCATCTTCACGCTGCGCTGTTCCCAATACGGCAGCACTCCACATACCCTTTTTGGCTAGGTGTAGCTCGTCAAACAAACATAGACTGATTGGGATACCCTGAAGCGCTCCCTCTTTGGCGGGCTTCACATCGTAGCGACCTGTTCCGTCAGCGGTGACAATACCTCTGGACTCCGAAGCCTTCTTGAAGCGCTTAGACAGAAACGGGTTGCTCTGAATGACAAACAGCACTCGGTTGTAAATGATTCGAGCCTGATCTATAGAGCTTGCCAGGCTGATTACCGAAGCACCGCTTTTCTGATGCATGAGCATTCCGTAGACACCGAGGATAGCTGCCAGAAGTGACTTGCCGTTTTGCCTGCCCATAGACACTACGGCTTGCCGGTAGCGAAGTTGCCCGGCGTTGGCGTGTCCTTCGGGATAGCGCTCTAGCAGGTGTCGCAACAACCACTCTTGCCACTCGTCTAACTGCAAGCCTTCGGGGAGTTCTGGGGATTTCCAAGCGACCTTCACTAGCTCAATGAGCTTATCCCCGTCAGTAGGAAAGTCCTCGCTGAGCGGTTGAGTGTAGATCGCGGGAAGCTGGAGCAATTACTGCTGTTCTCCTTTGATTACTGCGAGTAACTCATCTTTATAGACAATGAACTCCCCGAAATCGTCCCAATCAGTAGTTGCTTCCACCCATTTCAAAATACGGTCACGCTCTACTAAGGTTCCCGCTAATTCACCTTGTGCTGTTCCGGCTGCGTGGCACTCAACGCAACAAAGTCCATGTTTATTCATCGGGTCAGCAGTTCCTCAATAGGGTCGAAGTCAATTGCTTGAGCGCTGAGCTGTCTGCTGAGTTCCAGAATTGTCTTGCGTAGTTCAGCTGCGGTGCTGGTGTGCGGGTTCTCGTCAAAGGACTTTGCCAGGGCAAGGGCTAAGCCTGCAATGACTTTCTGTTCAAGCCCAAGGTCAATACCTTCAAGCCAATTGGTTAGGTGTTCCTCAATCATTCAGTTCAGCTCCTCGGATAATTTGTATCGTACGTGAAAAGTTCGTTGCTTGCGCGGGATTCGCTGCGGCTCTAGAAAAAAGCCAGGGGTGGTCTTGCGTGTCTTCCTGCGACCTTTGCATACTTTCCTCTTTTGCTTTTGTGCATGATGCTTATCAACATAGACTCTCTAGCTCCAGCGTGGCGAGCGCCATGCCTGCCTGATGATTGTCCGGTCTTGCTTTCTGCCGTTACACGATCTACATAACGATTGAAGGTTGCTAATGTCATGGTTCGGTTCTCCATCTCCTGGGGGCGTGATGTGGTCAATAGTCCAATCCCCCCCCACTAATTCTTTAGAGCAGATGACACAAATAGGTTCAAGGATTGTTTTGGCGTAGGCTCTTGCCTTTGCCCAAGCCGTGCTGTTGTGCCACTCTGCCATAAGTTATAAGTTATCTTTTGTTTGACTTGCTGCGTAGGTTGCTTAGGTCAATAGTGGTAACGCCTAGCTCAGAGAGCATAGCGATGATGATCGCGCCAAATACCCAGGCTAGAAGCAATAGCGTCAACCAAGGTGCAAAGGTGTATAAGACCCAAGCTAGTGCGTGTGCGCCAACGATACCGGCTGCGATGATTAGGGCTGCTAGAAACTCTTTCATGAGTTGCCTTTCTGTGTAAGGTGCTTATTAGCTTAGTGTAAATACTGAGCCTGTAAAGTGTTTTCCTCTTTCAAGCTCAAAGCAAGTGAGTCCTGGGAGCGACTCAGAACCGCTATTTAGGCGATACCAGCTACTCCCGTTGTCCATCGTTTTGCCCTGAATCCAATATCGTGAGCCTCCGTTAGCGTGTTGCCCCAACTCTTGCACTCTCAGGTGATGGAAGTGACCCGTTAGCCCGATAGAAGCAGCAGCCACCGGTTGATTACCAAAGGTTTGCTTCTCCCACCAGCTTGGAACGCCTTCGGGTCTGTTGCTTTGATGCCCATGCCACAAACCAAGAATGTGGAATTGGTCATCAAAGACATCTATTGCAAGTGACTCGTCTTGTGGGTGAGGGATTAGCACTTCTACCCCGAGGTCTGTTTCATCGCTTAGGCGCTTGATTTGCTTGGCGATCATAACGCCCCAATCATCTTGCCCTACATACCCAATCTGTTGCCCGTTGAGTCTGAACTGACAATGATTGCTTGCGACAGTTGCGAACGATACGGCGCTGTATTTAGCCACTCGCTTGACTAAATCCCAGAGCAGCGTAATTGCCAGGTCAACCTGTTGCATCTGGCTAATGCTGTTGGTGTAGGTCTGTTGAGTGCTGGCTTTGTTGTAAAAGCCTTCAATCAAGTCGCCCATCTCAGCCAGGATTACTTTTGCATACTTTCCTTTAGCGACCTTTATCGTCACTTTATTGAAAGCTTCATGTATGCGCTCCAGCTGCTCTCGCAACCCTCCGCGACTATCTGATTTACCTAGCTGAAAGTCTGCCAGCATCACTACTAGCACTTTGTCGAAGTTAGTGATTACCGGTTGCTTCGGTAGTCGCTTCCGGGCTTCTTTGTAGATCAGCTCAAGTTGCTTTTCAGGCTGCTTGAGTCTGAAGTTGAACCGGTAGCTCGTCAACCAGCTCTCGTCATACTTCTGCCAACGCGATGTTCGCGGATTTCCGTAGACTTCATACTTCTGTGAGTCAAAGCCCTGAAGTTCTAGAAACTCCTCAAAGTTCGGGACTTGTCCCTCTGGGATTGCCGGGGTTACTGCCCAACCCTCTTGCCCGTCAAACTCTAGTGCTGGGCGGAAGTCTTTGGGAGCTTCAATCTTTGCTGCGGGTTTTAGATTTTCGAGCATGAACATTGCCCTGCGCGATGCTTGCCAATAGCGGTATCTGACAGCACTACCCCCACATTACGCAGCGCCTTTTCAAGTGTCTTGTGAGGAATGCTCAGGTCAGACAGATTGCTCATTAGGATTTCGCGATCTGCTTCGCTCAGACTCTCCCAAAAGGTGCGAACAGCGCAAGGGAATTTGCGGGTTGGGATTCTTAGACTTTCTAGCATTAGATTCCTTTCTCTGTGTTGAATCTAAAGTATTGCTTGAGGTTAGGATTCGGGTAGCGACTCGCCGAGGAACTTGTGCAGGGTAATCAGCACACCTCTAGGCAACCCTTCGGCTTCGTAAACCTTATGAGCGACAATCTCGCAGATTTGTGAATCATCACCGATAACGCCTGCTTTAGTTGCTGCATCACCAATAGCCCTTATGAGCTTGTCTAGATCAGGCTTTACGCTAGGCAATGCCCTGGTAGCAGTCTTGGGCTTAGGCATGAAGAAGATTGCGGTCAAACTGACTGCCCCGAACATCGGTTCACAGCCCAGGTTGGCTTGCTCCAGCTTGTCTTGAACAAAAGCCCGCCAGACCGGAAGATTCTTGTTGGCTTCTACCAGAACGCAGCGCCCCCCTCTGTTGTAGGCGTTCTTACTGCCCTGGGGTTGCGCTACGCCTGGCACAAAGACCTGAATCATTAGAAGGGCATTTCCTCAAAGGCTGCTTCGTTGCTTGCCTGCTGAGCCTTGCTAACAACCTTCTTCAGCTGAGCGTTCTGCAAGTGATGCTCAACAACAACCTTCTGCTCGCCTTGCTTGTTGGTGTATTCGCCGATTTTGGTGGACAGTTCCCCGGTGATCTCCACAAAGTCCTGCTCTTGCAGATTCATAGCCTGCGACTCGCTAAACCAGGCAGTCCAAAGCCGTGAGTAGTCTTTCCCGTTAGCGTGAATGTTCTCCCAAACTGAGATGCGCTTTCCCTCCCAGCCGATTGAGTTGACATCTCCGCCGATAGTGATCTGTGCCATTTCTGTGTTTCCTTTCTGTTTTTATTTTTGAAACTCT